TGAAGAAGCTGAAGTTCAAAAAGCCTCCGAGGAAGCAAAACAGGAAGAGCAAAAAACTGTTATCCAAGCTGGATTAACAGGTGCTGAAAAATTAATGTCTGACGTTGAGTCAAGAGTGAAAGAAGACTACACTAACTTAGAAACTGTAGTTAAGTCACTTGAAGCACAACTAGCAGAGAAGTCCGAAGAAATCATGAACATTCGTGAGTCTAAAAGACATTTCTCTGACAGACAAGGTAACAACGGCGATTGGAAAAAATCCTTCGAGCAAGACATTACAGATGCTAAATTTGCAGGTCTAGCTACCGGACAAGGATGGAATACTCCAATGGCAAAATCTTTGATGGAAAAAGTTAACACTCATTCAGGTGTTGCTGTTTCATCTGCTGATTTTGAGCAAGTTGTTTCAACAAACATCGAAAGAGATATCGAAAACGAATTAGTCTTGGCTCCTCTATTTAGAGAAATACCAATGACTTCTGCGAACATGATTATCCCAATCTTACCAGATGCAGGTTATGCTGAATTTACTTCAGGGTCTGCTGTAGCAAATGATAACTTAGATATGAGATCTGCTACTTATGGTGATGATGCAGGGGTTACTATGTCTGAAAGAACTCTTTCAACTAAGAAACTTATTTCTCAATCATTCTTAGGAAATGAAACAGAAGAAGATGCAATCTTACCGATTCTTCCTTTAATTAGAGAATCTATGGTAAGATCACACGCTAGATCAATTGAAAACTCAATCCTAGCTGGTGATGATGCTGATGGCGTATTCGGTACTGGTGGAGCTTCTTTCGAAGGTTTACTACACTTAGCAAGAAATGACAGTGATTATACACAGTCAGCTACTGCTTTCGCTACTGATACAGTTACAGCTGCAGAACTTCTTACTATGAGAAAAAACATGGGCAAATATGGTGTTAATCCATCTGACGTAGTTTATATTGTTTCACAAAGAACATATTACGAACTACTAGAGGATGCTGAATTCCAAGATGCTAACTTAGTAGGCGACATGGCTACTAAACTAAGTGGTGAAATTGGTCAAGTATTCGGTTCAAGAGTACTATTATGTGACGAGTTCGCTACTCCAGCAACTGGTAAATTCGCAGCTATCGCTGTCAACCCTAGAAACTTTGTATTACCAAGATTACGTGGTGTAACCGTGGAATCTGACTACGAAGTAATCAATCAGCGAAGAGTACTAGTTGCTTCACAAAGAATTGGCTTTACCGATCTTATCAACGGTGCTACTTCTAAGTGGGGTTACATGTATAAAGCTAGCTAATATTGGCTTAGACAGGATTCGTGGGGCAGCCTTAATTGCCCCACACTTTTAATAATTATGGCAGATTTAATAACAGTACAAGAGTATAAAAATGCAGAGGGGATAGTGAACGCAAAGGAAGATTCACGCCTTGCTATTATTGTACCACAAGTTAGCAATTTAGCCAAGAAGTATTGCGGTACTTCATTTGTTGATTATTATAGTAGTGATAAAACCGAAACTTTTTCAGTTAACGACAACTTTACCAGTACTATAATCGTCAGCGAAAGTCCACTTGTAAGTGTGACTTCCGTAAAAGAAAGAGGCACATATGATGCTTCATATGAGACTCTTGCAACTAGCGACTACGAATATTATGTAGATACAGCCGCAGATGCAATAGTAAGAACAACAAAGAGTGGAGCAAAGAAAGCATTTCCACAAGGAATGGGAAGTGTGCAGATAGCATATAGAGCAGGCTACAGTGCCGCTCCAAGTGATCTCAAACTAGCACTTTTTGACTTAGTAACATACTACTTAAAAGATGAACATAAAGAACGAAGAACAATAGCAGGAGCAACATTGCAGAATCAAGGAACATCTGGAGTACGAGATAACACAGACTTTCCAGATCATATAAAGAGGGTACTTGATTTATATAGAGTTATAATCTAATGTCTTCTGCACTTCGAGCAAAGATGTTAAACGAATTAACAGGAAAGCATGTATTAAGCAGACTTCAAGTTGGAAAGTTTTTTGATAAAGGTGAAATTCGAATAGAAAGAAGACACTGGGATCAAACTTTTAATAACGCCTTAGTACAAGCTGCAAAAAAAGAAAATAGAATTCCCGATATAAGTGAATTTGGTATGCCAGATGTTATGTGGAAAGCTTTTCGAGACTACTTATTAAAACAGTCCCCTTTCAGAACAGCTGCAACAGGAGGCGGTGGCATATTAGTAAGGTATCATGTTAGACAAGCAATAGTTACAAATACTTTACTTTCAATACCTATATCTAGAGGAAAACAAAAGAATGGTAGACCTTATACGGGCAATATAGATGATAGAGCACAAAAAGATATAAAACTTGCTACTCAAACTTTTTGGAATAGCAGAGCCTTTAAAAGCAATGTTATCAAAGTATTTAAAAAAACAAAAACTGAGCAAGTACATGAACATGGAGCAACTGGAGAACAAGATTTTATAGCTTCAGGTACTCCAGGCGGACAAGGGAGCATGCAGGCTCCAGGTGCTCAAGGAACTGTAATTGATCAAAGAATTATAAAAATAATTGCAGAATCAGCAACAGGTGAATTTAATAAAACTCAATGGTTTTCATTATTTTTCGAAGTTGTACATGCAAAATGGGCAGATTTGTTTGGGTATGATTCAAATGTAACCCAACAAGATACTGCAGAAACAGTAAAAGGCGAAGTAATAATAAATTCCGCAGTAGTACCTGCAGATTCTTCTTTTAACCCTGGCAATATAGATAATCAGTTAAGAGACGAATTTATAGCATTTTTAACTGACCCTATAACATTTAGAAAAGAGGCAAAAAGACTTGTCACAGGAATGACAGACAAAAAAGCAGATGCTTTATTTAGTGATAGTCCTCCTCCTTCTAAAAGAATGGAAGATGCTGCAATAAAATTAGCAGCAGCAGGAGTACTTGATAAACTTTCAGAAAAAATTATAAAAAAAGAAAAGAAAGTAGGTAGACCAAAAGGAAGTAAAAAAAGAGGCAGACCAACTACTGCTAAACGAAAAGGTGGCAGAACTAGTACAACTAGAAAAAATGCTAAAGTAACAAAACGTAATAGAGGACAACAACAAAATGCAATCCAACAAAATCCGATTGCACTAAAAGAATTAATTAATGCTAAGTTACCAGACGAATTATTAAAACAAATGCAACTACCTAAGTTAAGAAACAGAACAGGTAGATTTAGAAACTCTGCACAAGTTACAAATGTAATGGTCGGTCCAAGAGGCGGTACTCATATAGAATATACTTATATGAAAAATCCATATCAAACCTTTGAACCAGGTGGTAGACAAGGAAGTGTCAACAGAGATCCAAGAAGATTAATTGGGGGAACAGTAAGAGAAATAGCCCAAGAATTAATGGGTAAAAGATTTATAAAAGTTAGGAGCGTATAATGGCAAATAGAGAGTACACAACAAGAAGAAGTGCCATTGTAAACGCTTTTGTAAAAAAATTAGACGGAATAGACGGAACAGGAAAATTCAGAACTGTAGTAGCAAGCACCGCACCAAGACTTTTGTTTTGGGACGAAGTAGCAGAGTTTCCAGCAGTTCATGTAAACTCAGGTAGTGAAACTAGAGAATATCTAGGAGCAGGCGAGAAGTTTAGATTTCTTACTTTAACATTTAGATGTTATGTAAATGAAGAAGACGCAGTAGATGCTTTAGAAATGTTACTTGAAGATGTGGAAACAGTAATTGAAGACAATAATCCAATTAGTTATAATACTGGATTAGGTGTAACAACTACTACTATACAAACAACGATAAACTCAATCGATACAGACGAAGGAGTTTTAGAACCTTTTGGAATTGGCGAAATAATAGCGACAGTCCAATATTAATGAAAACGGATAGGCAGAGAATACTCTAGCCGACCCTTTTCAAAGCAAAGATAGGAGAATGTAAAATGGCAGATACATTTTATTACTCGAGAGATACGTTAGTCCATCTTACTGATAGCGCAGGAGCAATCTATAAGATACCAGTACTAGACGGGTTTAGTTTCTCTCAAGCAACCAATGCAACGGAAGTTACATTGAATGAGATGGCAACAGCAGCAGGTGTTAGTCGAAGATCTAGACAAATGTTTACAGATTCTTACGCTCCTGCAGAATGGTCATTTCAGACTTACATCAGACCTTTCAAATCTGGTGGAGCAGGATCAGGTGGTGAACATGCATCAGTGCATCATCACATGGTCGAAGAACCTCTATGGAATGCTTTAGCAGGAAGTGGAGCAGTAGGCGCATCTGGAACAGCTTTGACAGCTGATGGTACAGATGCAAACATAGCTTTTACTAATTCAAACAAAGTTGCACTCGATACCTTTGACCTATTCTTCGAAATGGGCAGTGGTAAAGCTAGTTCAACTGTTTATAAAATAGCAGGTTGTGTTGTAAATGAAGTTTCAATTGATTTTGATATCGATGGAATTGCAACAGCAAATTGGTCAGGAATGGGTAAAATCATAACTGAAGAATCTTCAATGTCAACCGCAACTATTTATGAAGGAACAGCAGCAGCTGATACTAACAACTTTATTAGAAACAGATTAACAGATTTAGTTGTAACTAATGACGTTGTAACAGATACAGTTAACGGAGCAGTTTCAAGTTCTACATCTGTCACTTTAGATAATGGTAGTGCATTAATCAAAGTCGGACAGGTTGTTTCAGGAACTGGAGTAACTGCAGGTACAACTGTAGCTGCAATATCAGGTACTACTTTGACACTAAGTGCCGCAATGTCTATCGCAGACGGAGCAACACTTACCTTCTCAAATGTAGGCATGACTGATACTTATACACTAACATTAACTGGTGGAAACATTACTATTTCAAATAATATGACTTTCTTAACACCAGAAACACTAGGTATTGTAAACCAGCCTTTAGGACACGTTACAGGAACTCGTTCTGTAACAGGTAGTTTTACTTGCTACTTAAATACTCCTTCATCTGGTGCATCTAGTGCAGATTTATTTGAGGACATCATTGAATCTACTGAAGTAATAACAAACTCATTTGATTTGACATTTACTATCGGTGGAACAGGAAATACTCCAAGAGTAGTTGCAAACTTAAACAACTGCCACCTTGAAGTACCAACACATTCAATTGATGATATCGTAAGCCTGGAAACAACTTTCCATGCCTTGCCAACCTCAGTTGATGCTACGGACGAGATAGACTTTATCTTCCTCGGACCGACAGTAACTTAATTTTAGAAGGGAGGGGCAACCCTCCCCTCATTTAACCAGGAAACAGAATGACAGAACAAGAAAACAAATCAGTATCACTAGCGAGTTTATTAACTCCAAGCAAAACAGTAGCAGTGGACTATCCAGGAATGGATGGATTCTCTGTAGATATTTGCTATTTAGCAAGAGAAGAACTACTCAAACTAAGAAATCGTTGTGTATCACAAAAGTTTAATCGTAAGACTAGAGCCTTTGAAGAACAATTAGATGAAGATAAATTTTTAGTAGAGTATGTTAAATCTGTGATTAAGGGATGGAAAGGCTTAAAATATTCTTACCTCGAAGAGCTTCTATTGGTGGACATTAGTAGTCTTGATCCCGAAGATGAACTTTTATTTTCTCAAGAAAATGCAGAAACTTTGATGAAAAATGCATCAGACTTTGATACTTGGGTTACAGAAGTAACAGGTGATTTAGAAAATTTTACTCGAGTCAAGTAGCACAAATATTTTCGCTATTTGATAAGCAATACAAAGACGGACAACTCGAACTTGACACATACTTAGATTTATGTGAGCAGAGAGGAGAGGATCCAGACCCAGACGAAATGCCACCGACTCCAGGAGATTATCCTCTTGAGGTTCAGGTGGCTTTTTTATTGCATGAACTTCTACCAGATAGATGGGATGGAATGAATGGAACTTATATGGGAAAAGATTTTTCTTCTCTAGGAACTTTACTAGAGACATGGGAAGTACAAGATAGAAAAACTTGTATTTATTTTATAAAACATATTGAAGCAAGAAATATGAATAAAATAAATTTAAAAGCAGAACGAAAACGAAAAGCCGCAGAAAGTAAGGCTAAGAGTAAAGGTGGAATAAACTCCGCCAACTTAAAGAGATAAATGGCAGGAAAAAAGATAAATCTAGCAGATCTAGTATTTAAAGTAAGTGATGATGGTACATTAAAGGTCTTTGCCGGTAGCGCTAAAAAAGCAGGTAAAGAACTTAAAAATGTTGAAAAACAACAAAATCAAACTACTTATGCTACTAAGAAAGGTATAAATGCTACTGCAAACAGTACTAAAAACTTTGCAAATATGGCACGAGGAATCTCAGGATCTCTTGTACCAGCATATGCAACATTAGCTGCAAACGTTTTTGCTTTAACAGCTGTATTTGGATTTTTAAAACAAGCTGCTGATTATCGAGTGCTACAACAAGGACAAGCCGCATACGCTGCTGTTACAGGTGTAGCATATAAAACTTTAACAAACACAATTATTGAAGCAACAGATGCTCAAATAACTTTTGCAGATGCCGCTCAAGCCGCAGCGATTGGTACAGCTGCAGGACTGTCCCCAGAACAATTAGGTAAATTAGGAGAGGCTGCAAAGACCGTATCTATTGCATTGGGTCGAGATCTTACAGATTCATTTAATCGTCTTATTCGTGGTACAACAAAAGCGGAGCCAGAACTCTTGGATGAACTAGGTATCGTTTTAAGACTAGAAACAGCGACTAAAAACTATGCAGCAGAACTTGGAGTTGCA